AAAACATTAGAACTGCATCGTCGTGTTTTTTCAAATAGGCAGCTGCCATCAAAAGAGCAAATGAAGTTTTAAAGTGTTTAGATGGGCCAGCTAAAACTGTAAGTCCTGAAGCAAGGCCGCCATCGACTGATCCAGAAAGCGCAACGTTAATCATTGGCACTGGTGTTGTTGTCAGTTCCTTTTCAGAAAAAAGCTTTGATTCTGAAAGAATTGATACGCCCGCAGACCGGGAAGATTTTTTTAGTTTATCCAATAGTGACATATTTTTCGTGTTTTGTATGTGCCTATTATAGCACAATTATACTACTTTGTAAATAGCAAACTTTAGAGATACTAAAGTTTTTTGCAAAGGTCTTGATATTCACCAATGCTTAAATTATTTATTTCGAGGACTTTTAGATCAGAAGGATGATATTTAAGTGTGTTAAATGATTCAACTAAACCTAAATCTAGCATGGCTTTTTGTCTGCCTCTAGGATGATCATTAATCGTGCATGATGACCAAGTAGTATCTCGATCTACGTGATCGTAATGAGTACCTGGTCGAACATAATTTTCTACCCAACGAATAAAATCACAACAAACATCTTCAGCATTATATGGAACAGACCCAAGATCTTCGTAAATCATATCCATAACTTTATCAAGAGTTTCAATGTTTTTCTTTTTACCTTCAATGAGATATGAAATACATTCTACCGCGTTTGTTCCATAATAGAAGTGTGATTCCTTATTAACAAACTCAGGAAACCAATCTGCAAGATCTGCTAAAAATGCTGCATATTGAAATTTATATTTACATAGCCCATTTTTTTCATTCCATTCAAACATCCAATCTCCCATTTCGCGGAAGGTGCGCTTGCTGCCACTTTCAAGCCATGATGCCATTTCATTAACTAATCTAGGTGCATACGTTGAAAGATAATAATCTCCTCCTCGTTTATAACCTTCTGGAGGTTTAGGAAACTTTGGAAATTGATAACCAATTGACGTATAAAATGTTTTTCTATAGTGAGGGATCATTTTTGACATTTCATCAACAGTATCACATGTGTACAAATCAAATAAAATTGTATTGTGATAACCTGAAGGAATTGTGCCGTAATTAATTGCAGAACCAGTAATTCTATGAACTAAAAAAACATATAACCACTCTCTTAAGCCATAAACATTTTTTCGATCATCCCACTTAGCTATCATATATTTCCGCTTATTGTCCGCATGACCTTCTTGGATTTTATCATAATAAGGATGTTCTTTAGAAGCACCATAAAAAGCATCATTGATAATCTGTGAGAAACCTGCAAACTTTCTTTCAACGACATCATAAAGTTGAACATTGTTCATTAGGTCGTCGCTTGTAGAGCTTTCGTAGTCTTGCCAACCCAAATTAGTTTTTGCTTGCTGATCTTCAGCGAGTTTATAGTAACGCTTAAACTCTTCGTAATATTTAGTTGTTTTCATTTTTTGGCCAGTCTTTATAACTTTCAATTGTGTCATACAATGTTTCGTCCTCTAAAACAGGTTCCGCGCCCACATTCCAGAATAGAATGTCTTTATCCGAGTTCTTTGGAATATACTTCCAAACTTTACCGTCATATGTATCTATAGTCGGAAACGGAGGTAAATTTTTCGGCTTTTCTGGAGCAGTAAATGCAAGAGCTTCAGAGATAGGCTGCGCCCTCCCAAGTTCGCCTGCTTTCATATTTCGTGATACACAAACGGATGTAAAGTTAGTTTCAGGCCAAGCAATTTGAAGGGCTCTTGTAAGTACTCCTGTAGATGTTGCACAATACACTTCATCTGGTGGTGTAATACGAGAAGCTGATTTAACAATTCCTGCAGTCACCATTTTGTGCTTTAAACCTAATGGAACAAAAAATGCGTTGTCATGTTGATCCGCCCATTTTTTTGCTATTAAATTTAAGTTCGGCATCGCCGCGATGCGATGAAAGGAATATCCACAACCGCGTTCAATACAGCATGCTTGATGATGTGATATACGCTTACTAGAAGGCATAAACAACATCACTTTTTTATTATGATGTTTTGCAACATCTAGTAATGAAACTCCAGCTAGTCCTGTACGTGGTTGGACATAAACAATCGTATCAATGTGCTCAGGAAGAGACGAAATTAAACAGTCACCTCCACGAACTTTAGAACCAACGAGAAAATCATCTCTAACTACTCTGATTCCTTCGTGTTTTGTAATCTTAGGTAAACCATAGGGATCTTCCCAAGTTTCTGCTAATTTAAGATATTCTATTTTAGCATCTTCAATTCCAAATAAGGGAGAAACGTCTTTATTAAATCCGTCTACTATATGATTGTTGTGTGCCATTATGCAAAAAACTCGTTAATTCCCCAATTTTCACTTCTATAGTATATCGGAGCGATGTGAAAACTAGAGGATAATTCCATGTGTGTTTTAGCATATTTTTCAGGATCCATACGATACCATTCTTCTGGCGGTCCGATGATTTGCTCTTTAGGTAAAAATTCATTTAAGCATGTAATAAACTCACCGGTGATATTCCACCTATCTTCCCATGAACCATAAAAAGGTTCTCCTTTATAAAATCCACTTTTTGGTATTCTTCTTCCCTCAAACTCAACTGGTACTGGTTTAGCAAAGAATGGTTTATTTGTGATGGAGTATGCCTGCTCGATATATCTTTCAATCATAGATTTATCTAAATCTCCGTGTCGGCAGATATGGTGGCGAATATCAATTGATCCAAAGCAAAAAGTAACTGGTGTATCTGTATCGGCCTTATTAAAAAGCGCATCGCGCATAAATGTATTTAGTCCCTCTTTTAAAGCTCCATAAAGAGTTTTACCATCATTACGAAATATAACATCACCTTTATTTGCAAAGGCAATGCTATGAGAGTCGCCTACAGTAATTCCGCGTTCAACATTTTCATGATCTTCCATTTTTAAAGAATGGATCCATTTACATTTTATTGATACTTTATCACACCAAGCTTCTGTTATTCCTTCATACGTAGTTTTAGCTCCAATTCTTTTTCTAAGCATTTCACCATAATCAGGCATTTCATGATCAAGTGAGACAACTTTTTCAGATGTCATGACCCGATTAATACGGTCAAAAACATCTTTATTGGCACCACCAAATAAATTTAGTGTTCCTGAAAAATTAGCACCATGGTCAATATATACTGTCTCATGATATTTCTCACATTTATGATCAATCTTAACATTTAAGAGATCAGACCATTTTTTAGCCCAGCCATAGACATGAGATTTTTCATTTACTGGTATATTTGCTATCGGATTAACTATCATCCCCTTTTACAATTTCACGGTTGAGGAAATCACGATCTTCTTTTTGACCTTCGATTTTACCTCGAGAATATGCTACAGCAAATGAAGCATAATTAATTAAATCTTTTAACGAGTCTTCGATTGACTCAAAATTTGGTTCGTAGTCAGGATCATTTTCCATTGCTTCGATGATTGACCATAGACGAATTGTTTTAGTGTTGATCAATTCCATAATTGACATAACACCGCGAGGGTAATAATCTGATTGTGTAATCCTAGAATTTGGATTTTGATAATCCCTAGATTTTTTAAGTTGAATATCAGCACATTCGTTAAGCACTTTGATTGATTCCTTCTTTTCAAATTTACTCTTTTCCATATTAGTCATTATACACTGTTTTCGCTACTTTGTAAAACAAATCTTTTTTTGTTCCACTTATAAATTCCATTTAATTTGTAATCTGCGCTTTTTTTGTCACCAATGAAAACATACAAAATATCGGGGTATCCTCTCCACGTTTGTGACTTTGCTTTTTCTGCACGCTCTAAAACATAAGGAACATAATAATCACCTTCGGTAACTTTAATTTCAACCGATGAACCGTTTATGTCAAATAAATCTTTATATTTTCGCTCATCATCTTCAAAACCACATTCTTGTATTAAATACACCTCTGCTGCATGTCCGTATAATGTAGTCTCTAAGATATTTTGGAATGATCTTCAGCGGCGAGTATTTTCATTCGAAAAGATTTCATTTGCTTCGGTCTTAGCTCGAGTGAGATAGAAGTCCGTATCTAGTTGAGACGCATTAAAGTTCATTAGTCACCCATAGTTGATTTAGCAAGAGC